GGCGAGCCCGGAGGAGGCCTTCATCTCGGCGCGCACCAGCCGCGCGGAGCAGCCGGACGCCCTGCAGGGCATCCACGCCGAGTATGTGCTGCTGGTGGTGGACGAAGCCCCGGGCGTATCGGAGGCCGTCTTCGAGTCGGCGGGCGGCTCGATGTCCGGCCACAACGCCACGACGCTGCTGCTCGGCAACCCCACCCGGACGCAGGGTTACTTCTACGACACCTTCCACCGCCTGTCCGGCGAGTGGAAGAACCTGCACGTCAGTTGCCTTGACTCGCCCCGGGTCTCGGAGGATTACGTCGCCGAGATGTCGAGCCGGTACGGGGAGGGGAGCAACGCCTACCGGGTGCGCGTCTTGGGCGAGTTCCCGGTGGCGGACGATGACACGCTGATCGGGCTGGAGCTCGCGCAGTCGGCGGTGGACCGGGATGTGGTGCAGAACCCGGGCGCGCCGGTGCTGTGGGGCCTTGACGTGGCGCGCTTCGGCGCGGACTCCTCGGCGCTGTGCAAGCGCCAGGCGAACGTGGTCGTGGCGCCGGTGAAGACGTGGAAGGGGCTGGACCTGATGTCGCTGACGGGCGCGGTGATGCACGAGTGGGAGTGCACCGACCATCGGGACCGTCCGGCGGAGATTCTGGTGGACAGCATCGGATTGGGCGCGGGCGTGGTGGACCGGCTGCGGGAGTTGAAGCTGCCGGCGCGTGGGATCAACGTGGGCGAGTCGCCGGCCTTCAAGGGGCAGTACGCGAACCTGCGTGCGGAGCTCTGGGGCAAGGCGAAGGCGTGGCTGGAGGCGAAGAACTGCAAGCTGCCGCGGGACGAGCGCTTGGTGAATGAGCTATCCTCGCCGCGCTACTCGTTCATGTCGAACGGGAAGTTGCGCCTTGAGGGCAAGGACGACATGAAGCGCCGCGGGTTGGCGTCGCCTGACGTGGCGGATGCCTTCGTGCTGACGTTCGCGTCGGAGGCGGCGACGGGTGGTGGTGCGTATGCGCCGACGTGGCAGAAGGCGGTGAAGCGGCAGATCCGTGGGGTGGTATGAACTGGCGTGATTTCTTTCTGGTGGACCCGTACTCGGGTGCGAAGTTGGTCGAGCATGACCTGCAGGGCTGGGGGTCGGATGACCCGATGTTCGAGCAGGTCTTGGGGGCGGTGCGCCCCTCGACCATCATCGAGGTGGGCTCGTGGAAGGGGCGTTCGGCGGCGAACATGATGGCGATCTGCAAGCGGCTCGGGCTCGACGCGCGGTTGCTGTGCATCGACACTTGGCTCGGGTCGCATGAGAACTATGCGCGGCACGATGGGGACAATCGGTGGCTGCATGAGGCGCTGCGGCTGCAGGCGGGGTATCCGCGGCTGCACGAGTTGTTCCTGTCGAACATGATGCACCTAGGGCTGACGGAGCGCGTGACCCCCCTCCCCCTGCCGGCGACGATCGCGGCGCGGGTGGTGGCTGAAAAAAATGTCGTGGCGGACGTGATCTACATCGACGGCTCGCACGACTATGAGGATTGCAAGGCTGACCTTGCAAATTACTGGCCGCTGTTGCGCCAGGGTGGGATTCTGTTCGGGGACGATTACCAGGCGTGGCCCGGTGTGACGCGCGCGGTGGATGAGTTCTGCGATGCGCACGGGTTGCACCGTGTGGCGGTGCGCCGCTCTGGCAAGTTCGCCTTCGGCAAGGGGCGCGGGGTGGAGGGCATCGAGTAATGGAGATCCGCACCGGCGACTGCTTGGATGTGCTTCGGACGCTGCCCGCCGATTCCGTTGACGCCATCGTGACCGACCCGCCTTATGGCTTGTCATTTATGGGCAAGCGGTGGGACTACGATGTGCCGAGCGTCGAGATATGGGGCGAGTGCCTGCGGGTGCTGAAACCGGGCGGGCATCTACTTGCCTTTGCCGGTACGCGGACGCAGCATCGGATGGCGGTGCGGATTGAGGACGCGGGGTTTGAGATACGCGACATGATTGCGTGGGTGTACGGCTCGGGGTTTCCGAAATCGCTGGATGTAAGCAAGGCGATTGACAAGGCGGCGGGCGCGGAGCGGACAGAAGTGGTTGGTGTTCGCCATCGCAACGCAAAGCCGTTCGACGACACCGCTGGATGGAATCCCAACAGCACGACAGGCGACCACGCATACACAGCCCCCGCCACCGAAGCCGCCCGCCAATGGGCCGGATGGGGTACCGCCCTAAAGCCCGCGCTGGAGCCCATCACCGTCGCCCGCAAGCCGCTTATCGGCACGGTCGCGGAAAATGTCTTGGCGCACGGCACGGGTGCGCTAAATGTGGATGGGTGTCGGGTAGAAGGGCGCGAGCGTATTGACTACGGGCTGACCAACAGCACACGCAGCGCGGGCAACACTTACGGCAAGCCAAGCGCATCAGCCGACTTTGACGCTAACCAAGGCCGCTGGCCCGCCAACCTGATACACGATGGCAGCGACGAGGTAGTGGGGTTGTTTCCGCAAAGCAAAAGCACGGGCGGACAGGCAAGCCTTGGCGCATTTCGTAATGGTGATGTATACGGAAAAGGGCGGGACGAACGAGAGACACGCGACCCCGGCTATGGCGACTCCGGCAGCGCCGCCCGCTTCTTCTACTGCGCGAAGGCAAGCAAGCGGGACAGGGACGAGGGGTGCGAGGGGATGGAAGCGAGAACCACTAAAGCATTTGAAGGCGGGCAAATCGCATCCGCAAAAACCCCCGAGGCAATGGGCGGTGAACGCACAACCCGCAACCACCACCCCACCGTCAAGCCTACCGATCTGATGCGCTACCTCTGCCGCCTTGTCACCCCACCGGGCGGCACCGTCCTTGATCCGTTCATGGGGTCAGGCTCAACGGGTAAAGCCGCGATGCTGGAGGGATTCGACTTTATCGGCATTGAGCGCGACCCGGAATACGTCAAGATTGCCGAAGCACGGATTGGTGCGGCCAAAGATAGAGCGGGGCTTTTCGGATGAAATACTACTGCATCACGCTCTCCGAGACCCCGGAGCGCACCGAGCACGCGCGCGCGCAGGCCGCGAAGGCGGGGATAGAGCTCGATTTCATCTACGGCATTTTCGGCAAGACGATGCAGGTTAAGTCCGAGATTCCGATGCACTCGGACTACTTCGTGACGCGCGGCGCGACCTGTCTGGTGCTGTCGTGGCACATCGCGTGGCAGATTGCGTGGCGCGAGGGGCATGAGGAGTTCGTGATCTTCGAGGACGACTTCATCCTGCCGGACAACTTCGCCGAGCGCTGGGCTGCGATACGCGCCGAGGTGCCGGAGTGGTGCGACCTTGTGTACTTGAACTCGTGCTGCACGGACCAGAAGCCGGCCAACAAGGAGTCGGCAAACCTGTACGAGATCAAGTACCCGCTGTGTACGGCCGCCATCTGGCACCGACGACGCGCGATCCCGACGCTGCAGATGTACACCAAGCCCGCGAACACGCCGGTGGACATCCTGCTCGAGTGGTACGCGCTGCCGCACCTGCGGGTGCTGACGGCGGTCCCGCCATTGGTCTCTCAGGCAACGCAGGACCTTGCGGTGCCGATGCCATCGACCATCCACATGTGAGGTACCCGTGAATGCTAAAGCCAAGCGACGTGGCGCGGTTCCAGCGCCGGCTCGACAAGAAGGGCCCCGAGAAGCCGCAGCCCCCGGAGCCGCCGAAGGGTGGCGGGAAGGGTGCGCCGCCGCCGCCCTCCGGGAAAAAGGTAGCCTAGTCCTATCGGAGCGGCTGCCGGCGGGGCGCTTCGTGCGCCTTGAGGTGCCGTGCGCGCCGATGCTGCCGTGTAACCCGTCGGTGGCCGTCGGCCCGGGCGGGGAATTGCGGTGCCTCATCCGCGCCGTGAACTACGAGCTCGGCGAGACGGACGGAATCTGGTTCCGGGACGACCCGGGGCCGGATACGGTCAACTACATCGCCGACCTTGGCGATGACTTGACGCTGGCGCGGGTCGAGCGCGTGGACGACGCCTCGCAGCGAATCTCGCGGCTGCCGTGCCGTGACGGCCTCGAGGACGGGCGGCTGTTCTGGTACCGCGGCCGGTGGCGCTTTACGGCATCGGGGCTGCACCACGGCCCCCGGGTGCGCACGACGATGGCGCTCTGCG